TAGGTCGTGGTAATAAAATTTACGAAACCTACGACCGTGCTAAAGACATGGTCGAACGGTATGGCACAGATGCCCCCAAGGCGCGCAGTTTTATGGCGTATGAAGGGCAGAGCGGCACCGCCAAGGCCAATCCAAAGGCTTATAAGCCAAGAATTGTTTTGGGGCGGCCCAAGTCTATAGATGAGCAGTATCGCGCTGAAGGTGATGTGACTCGGCGTAAATCTGGCGGCATGATCAAAGAAGGTTCTGCCAAGGATATGCGCGAAGACAAGATGAAGGCCAAGAAGGCCGGAATGTCCATGAAGACATGGGAGAAGTCTGCTGCTGACAAGAAGCATGACACCCAGCAATCCATGAAGGGCCTGAAGAAGGGCGGCGTTGCCAAGATGGCTCGCGGCGGTGGCGTCGAAATCAAAGGAAAGACGAAAGGTCGTTTCGTATGAAAAAGAAATATGCCGATGGGGGTCGCGCTCGTTCTGCCCCAAGCTATGAAGAAGACATGACGCCCCCTCGAGGGATGCGTAACTTTCGCCCCCGCACCCTGCCGGGTGGTGAGGAGCCTGCTGTGCGCCGCCGTGCGCCAGTTGAGATCCCATCCTATGAAGAGGACATCACGCCTCCTCGCGGTATGATGCGGCCATCCCGTGAGCCTATGCCCCTTCCGCCCATTCCCCCGCCTATGCCTCCCCGGCGTATGGCTAAGGGTGGGGCCGTGAAGATGGCTGGTGGCGGCTGCACTCGTGGTGACGGGATTGCTTCTCGCGGCAAGACAAAAGGGAAAATGATCTGATGCCTTCATCAAAAAAAACCTATGAGGAGCGTCTTGATCGCATTCGAAGAGGGTTAGCTGAGGATAATGCGGATCGTTTGCCAGTTACCGTCCGAAGGGCAGATGGTTCTACTAACTTTAGTGAGACTGGTCGGTTAAGATCTAACAATGCTGGCACCGACATAAGGCGGCGCGTTGACCGCGAATATGGTAATCCTCAGCCCCCACAAGATTATGATTCCCCTGACAGGCGAGCCGAAATTAACGCTGCGAATGCCATGCGCGAGGCTGGCATGAAGAAAGGCGGCAAGGTCAAGAAGATGGCTGGCGGCGGTTGCGCTCGCGGTGATGGTGTTGCCCAGCGCGGTAAGACCAAGGGCCGGATGATTTGAAGAAGCCGGAGAAAATTCGGAAGGTTCTGCGGGAGTTTAAGGAGGGCGACCTTAAATCATCCAGCGGGCAGAAGGTGACAAACCGGAAGCAAGCTGTGGCGATTGCGCTCTCTGAAGCCTCCCGCATGAGAGAGGGTGGGCGGGTAAAGCCGCAGAACCCAAAGCTATGGGCTGCGGCAAAGAGTGCCGCCAAGGCCAAGTTCGATGTGTACCCCTCTGCCTATGCGAATGCCTGGGCATCAAAGGAGTACAAGAAGAAGGGTGGCACTTGGCGTGGGCCTGATAACAGGGTCACAAAGAAATGAAGGGCGGTCTTGGCAAGTGGTTTGGCGAGAAGTGGGTTGATGTAAAGACCGGGAAGCCTTGTGGGCGTAGCGGTTCTGAGAAGTCAAAGCGTGGGTATCCCGCTTGTCGTCCTGCTGCCGCTGCTGCCAAGATGTCATCGAGCCAGAAGGCGACCATGGCTCAAAAGAAAACTGGACCAGCCCGTAAGAGTTGGCCCATAACTCCCAGCGGGAAGAAGAAGTAATGACAACCTCTGGCACCGCAGTCTGGAATCTCGACATCGCTGACCTCATTGAGGAGGCGTATGAACGCGCGGGCCTTGAAGCCCGGACAGGTTATGATTTCCGCACGGCTCGTCGGTCCCTGAACATGATCTCGGCTGAGTGGTCCAATAGGGGTTTGAACCTCTGGACCGTTCAGGAGAACACCCTGGTCCTGACACCTGGGGTTAAGACATATTCATTGCCTGCTGATACCATTGATATTATCGAGACCATGATCCGGGTGAATACCAGCGGATCTGCTCTTGATTACACGGTGTCTCGTATTGGCGTGGGGGATTATGCCACCCTGCCAAACAAGAACACCACGGGTCGCCCCCTTCAGATTTATGTGAACCGTCAGGTTGATCCTGAGTACACCCTCTGGCCTGTGCCGGATCTTCCTTACACCATCCTATACTGGACGATGAGGCGCATTCAGGATGCCACATCTGCCACCGATGTCATGGATATGCCTGTCCGGTTTGTCCCGGCACTGTCGGCTGCGTTGGCGTATCAGATTGCCCTGAAGCGGCCAGAAGCCACAGGTAGGTTGCAGATCCTCAAGGCTGATTATGAGGAGCAGTGGAAGCTTGCCTCAGATGAAGACCGTGGGCGTGAACCAGCTAGGTTTGTGCCTTGGAGTTCCTATCCGTGATTGACGTAAACAGCCCCCATTTTAACATATGGGCAGCGGGTTTTTTTGATGGAGAAGGCTGCGTTCTTGTGGCTAAATGCAAGAATAATGGCGTTAAGGGCGGTTGGAATTACTATCTTCAGGTTTCAATTGCTCAACAAGACAGAAGGCCGCTTGAGTTAATCAACAGTAAATTTGGTGGCGCAATTAGACTGAATAAAGCAAAAGCAGCGTATGAAAAAAAGAAAGACCATATCTATACATGGGCTTTTGTTTTGTCAGGATCTGATGCTGTCAATTTTTTGAAGGCAATTCAGCCTTATTGTGTCGTTAAGTTTGAACAAGTCACTGAGGCTCTCAGATGGCCTGTGAATGAAGGAACACAATATCGCGGAAGGTGGAACTCAATTCCGGATGAGGAAAGGGCTTTGAGGGCTGAGATCCGTGATAACCTTATTGCTCTTCGTGAGTCAGTATAGGTGTACGCAAATGGCAGTTAAGTTTGCGCGGGGGAATAAAGCTTATGCTTTTTGTGACCGTTGTTATCAACGCGCCGACCTGAAGGATTTGACTTGGCAAGTTGTCAACCAGAAGCCAACGGGGCTGAAGGTTTGCAATGAGTGCAATGACGTTGACCATCCTCAGTATCAGTTGGGCAAGTTCCCAATCAATGATCCTGTAGCTCTTCAAGACCCACGGCCCGACATCAATCCGGGCAGGAGCCTTCCTGGCTGGAATCCTGTGGGCAATTCAGCCACCACCTCAAACGGCAATGTTGGCATTGTCAGCATTTACATCTCATAAGGACGAAGCAAATGGCTGGAGTGACAAGCGAAAACATGAAGAAGTACGGGCGGAATATCGCTCGTGCCATGAACCAGAGTGGCCGGGCCAAAGGCCCCAGCACTGGCAACCCGTTCAAGTCGGTTTCGGCTGACCAGGGTTCCAACACTGGCGCGGTTGGCAAGGTGGTCAAGAACGCCAAGGCCCCTGATCAGGCCATTGTGGATGAGCGTGTTGCCCCCTACAAGCCCACGAAAATTCGCGGGACAGGCGCGGCCACAAAGGGTACTATGGCTCGCGGCCCAATGGGCTGAGGGATAGGCAGCAATGAACTACACAACTCTTGTAACCCTATTACAGGATTACACGCAGAACTCTTCGTCTGAGTTCATTGCCGCTATTCCTGAGATTGTGAAGCTGGCTGAGGATCGAATCTATCAATCGGTTCAGATCCCGGCTCTCAAGCGTAATGCCACATCAAACTTTGTTTCGGGCAATAAGTATCTGGCGGCTCCCACGGATTTCCTGGCAGCTTATTCGATGGCAGTTAAGAGTGACACTGGCGTCTATTCTTATCTGCTTGAGAAGGAGGTGGGGTATATCAACGAGGCTTTCCCAAATCCAAATGTGGCTGGGGTTCCTCGGTATTATGCCTTGTTTGATAACGCTACCTTCGTGGTTTCCCCCACCCCTAGCGACTTCTTTGATGTCGATCTTCATTATTTCTATGAGCCGGAAAGCATCGTGACTGCTGGAACCTCCTGGCTTGGGGATAATGTTGAGAGTGTGTTGTTCTATGGGTGTTTGGTGGAAGCCTATACCTATATGAAGGGTGACGCAGATCTGGCGACATTGTATCGTGCGCGGTATGATGAAGCCCTTAACCGCCTGAAGGTTCTCGGTGAAGGCATGGATAAGCGGGATAACTTCCGCTTGGATCTGCCTCGTATTATTCCGACATAGGATAAACGATGATTGTTCAAGCGTTCTGCACAAGCTTCAAGAAGCAGCTTCTCGAAGGGGTGCATGATTTTCGTGCTGTGGGTGGCGATGTCTTTAAGATTGCGCTTTACACCGAGGCTGCGAACATCAACGTGACGACAGCGCAATACACCACAACTGGTGAAATCACCGGAACTGGCTACACTGCCGGGGGCTTGACGCTGACCAACATCACTCCGTCTGAATACAACTT